AAGAGAAGGTAAAGGCAGACATTTTGAAAGATATAGAACTTTTGCGTAATAATTTAGTAGAAACAATAAAAAAGTTTGGTACCGGAGATAACGATGAAACCAAAGGTGAAGAAGTTTCTAGAAGCGACGAAACTAACGGCTGAGACGTTAACCGCTCTTATGCCGTATATTAAACTGGTTCTCACCGCATTAGCAACATTTGCAATAGTAATGGTTGTTAATACAAGTTATTTTGGTAAGAAAGAACAATCTTACCTAGCCCAAATGAGAGAATTCAAAGAACAATCAGAACTTGCTTCTAAGTACGCCGACAGTCTCGCTACAGAGATTGTCATACAAGAAAATAACGCTCGTGCTGCAATATCACGGGCAGAAGTTGCTCAACAAGCAGCACTAGTATCTCGTACTAGAACCGCAGCATTACGTGAAGATTTAGACTCGTTGAAGGAGACTATTACGGACTCAACTGAAATGGCACGTTTAATTATACCTAAACAAGATTCTATTATCAGTCAACAAACCGTAACAATCAGTAGCCAAGTAACCGCAATTGAAAATTTAAACAATGCAGTCGTCAACAAAGATTCAACTATCACACTTTTAACACTTTCCCGTGATAGTCTCCAACGAGTTGTTAACAACATTCCAACTCCACCAAAGCCACCATTATTCCCACAAATCACTAGAAAACAAGTTGCAATAGTGGGTGTAATCACCGGAATTGTACTGAAAACATTTGTGTTTTAAGAGGTTTTTATGAACGCCACGGCGCAACAGTTACGTGATAAAATCAAAGAAGAGTTTAAGAAGTGTGCGTTAGATTCAGCGTATTTTTTAACACGATATTCATATATCCAACACCCGATTCGCGGTCGGGTGTTGTTTGACTTGTATCATTATCAAAAAGATGCATTAAAAGATTTTGAAGAACACGATTACAATATTGTACTAAAAGGACGACAGATTGGTATATCAACATTAGTTGCAGGATATGCTTTATGGTTAATGTTATTTCATAACGATAAAAACGTACTGGTCATTGCAACTAAACAAGAAACTGCAAAAAACTTGGTTACGAAAGTTAAATTTATGCATCAAAATCTTCCAGTATGGTTGCGGGGGAATGTAGTCACAGATAATAAACTTTCGTTACAGTTTTCAAATGGGTCACAAATTAAAGCGGTAGCATCGTCGCCAGATGCTGGGCGTTCCGAAGCATTGTCTTTGTTGATTCTGGATGAGTGTGCGTTCATTGATGATGCCGACATCATCTGGACTGCCGCATCAAGTACATTATCAACTGGTGGTAGAGCAATTCTACTGTCTACTCCAAATGGAGTTGGTAATTTCTTTCATAAGATGTGGCAACAAGCGGAAACAAAGGCTAACAATTTCAATACAATTTTATTGGATTGGAGAGTTCATCCAGAGCGTGACCAACTGTGGCGAGACCGTCAGACAGAGCTTATGGGTGAAATGCAAGCGGCACAAGAACACGATGCATCGTTCATATTTTCTGGTAACACGGTTGTACCTCCGGAAATACTCGAATTTTATAAAAAATCGTATTTACAAGAACCATTGTCGAAAGAAGGATTTGATGGAAATCTATGGGTATGGGAATATCCAAGTTCTGCTAAATCATATATTGTATCTGCTGACGTTTCTCGTGGAGACGGGGAAGACTATTCGACGTTTCACGTAATTGATGTGGAAACATCAACACAAGTAGCAGAATACAAGGGAAAGGTAGAAACAAAACAATTCGGTAACATGCTTGTTTCGATAGCCACTCAATATAATGATGCATTACTAATTCCAGATAATAGCAGTATTGGCTGGAACGCTATTCAGCAAATTATTGACCGTGGATATAAAAATCTGTTTTATATGTCTAAAGATTTACAATATGTGGACGTAGAACATCAGATGACTGGAAAGTATTACAAGGAAGAACGAAATATGGTGCCGGGGTTTATGATTTCACAAAGAACTCGACCGTTAATTATTGCGCGACTAAAAGAATATATGTTAGACAACTCCTTTACTATACGGTCCAGTCGATTGATTGCTGAACTAGAAACGTTTATTTGGAAAAACGGACGCCCAGAAGCATTAAATGGATATAATGACGATTTAGTACTAGCATTATGTATCGGATTGTGGGTGAGAGATACAGCCCTAAGATTGCGTCAAGAAGGCATAGAATTAACAAAATTAGCATTAGATAAGTCCTCGTATAGCCAGACAGGTGCTGGTGTATACTTTGGAAACCAACAAAAGACAAACCAATATGAGATGGAAATTGCTGGAAATAAAGAAGATTTGCGATGGTTACTGTAAATACGTTATACTTATATAGTAGTGTCATTATATACCATTTTTGGGGTAGTATATGAATATAGAAAAGTTTGAAAAAATTATTCGAGAAATGATTCGTAATGAGGTATCGTCTACTATGATTGACGAAGAGGAATACGATATTCATCAAGATTATAGAGCGGGTGGGCTTAGCTGGGAAGAATATCAAGATGCGTTAGCAGATTATCGCAGACGACACCCCGAAGAAAATCCAGAGTTTAGAAGACCCCGAAGACACATGAGTGCATTTGATAGACGGTGGCAACACGTACAACCGGGGCAATCCGCACCGTTAAAAGGTGGACCGCCACAAGCACCAGCACCAACATCTACCGCAGATGCTAAAAAAGCTATGCTTCAACAAGTAGTTAAATATAAAAACACCGATGGAACTGAAGGTGAAGCAACTGTTGCATCGTTATTAAAATATCCTACCGACCACCCCGGTCGTAAAACTGCGGCTAGAATATATGCTCAATTTATGGCTAAAACAGGCCAAAGTCGTCCAAGAACAGAAGGAACAGAACTTTGTGAAGGCGAAAACTGCGAAGAAACAACACATACTATGGGTACTAATATGGATGCACATGATAAGTTAAAACAAATTGTTCGCGAAGAATTAAAAAACGTATTACGTGAACTTATTGCACAATCAAAGATGGAAGATACCCCATCTGTTTCATTGCAAAACCCAGCACCATCAACTGCTCCAGCAGAAACTGATAAGGAGCTAGATGAAAAATCAGTTCCAGAACCATATAACCGCAACTCGCCCCCACGCCGCAAAATGTCAAAGGGCCAAATTGAAAAGCGCGATGGTATTGGTAAGCGTATGTTAAAAAATAAGAAAATGGTAGCAAAATTCCAAAGAGACCACGGTCAGGATTGGAAATCATATCTTTGGGCCGCTGCATCTGCTGCCGCACTTAGAAGCAAAAAGTAATACATGAAAGATAAATTATCAGAACTTTACGGTCATTCTAAGAGTAAAAAATATAAAAAAAGAAGACCTCGCCGTGACCCATATGGTGGCGAAGATTCTGATATTAATAATGACGGAAAGATAGATTTAACTGACAAGTATTTAAAAGCAAAACGTGATTTATACAGAAACTATTTATCTGCAAGAAAAAGCAAATCACAAGATATACAAGCCCCTAATGTAAAATTGGAGAATCGTATGATTAAGTTGTCTGGATTGGTGAACTTTGAAGTATTAAAAGAAGAAGAAAAGTGGATTCAAAAAGCCATAAAGCGTCCGGGCGCACTTCACAAGGCATTAGGTGTACCTGAAGATGAAACAATTCCTGTAGAAAAACTTAAAGCAGCGGCTGAAAAGGGTGGTAAACTTGGTAAACAAGCTCGTCTTGCGATGACACTTCGTAAGCTAAAAGAATCAAACAAACTTACAGAAGAACAATATAAAAAGGTATGCGGCATGGAAGAGGCACTTATCGGTGGTCAAAAGAAATTGGATATGGATAAGGACGGCAAACTTACCGCAAAAGATTTTCAAATGCTTCGTGCAAAGGGAGAAAAGAATGAAGCATTGAACGAAATTGATTATGAAATGGAAAAGAATCATGATGACCATGAAGGTCGTATGGCTAAGTCTGATTTATTAGCATTGCACAAGCAAGCTGGTGAATTGTATAATATGTTGGGCGATAACGAAGAATTAGAAGGTTGGGTACAATCAAAAATTACATTAGCTGCTGATTATATTAGTGCCGTGTATAATAATCTTCAATATGAAAAGACGAAACCATTATCAATCGGTACAGGCATGGGTGCTCCAGCAGACGCACAAATGACTCCAATGGCACCAAAGACTCCAATGGCAGAAAACATCATAGCGGAAGCGGCACCGGAAGGATGGGAAGCTACCGTGAAGAAAATGAAAAAGCACAAAGAAATTGATAACCCATGGGCATTGGCACATTGGATGAAAAAGAAGGGATATCAACCGCATGCCAAGAAGGAAGGAGAAGAATAATGAATTCTGTAGCTAGATTTGTTTCGTTATTACTTTCAAGTAGAGAACAAGTACACATCTTTCATTTACAAACACCATCATTTGCAGCACACAAGGCATTGCAAGGGTACTATGAAGATATTGTTGATTTAGTAGACACATATGTAGAGTCGTATCAAGGTAGATACGGAATTTTAAAAGGATATCTTCCAACGACAACAATATTAGAAGACGATTCCTCAGTTAATTATCTTATGGGATTGCAAAAATTTGTTGACGATATTCGTGGACAATTACCACAAGATGGCGAATTAAACAACACAGTAGATGAAATTTCTGGATTAATTTCTAGTACAATTTATAAGTTGAAATTCTTAAAGTAATATGGTGATTCATTGTCCTAAATGTTCCCATAAGTGGGCAATAGAATCCGAAGACAAGGAACCGTTCTTTTGTCATGAATGTGGGTGGAATCAAAAAATTAACAGGTATGTGCCAATGAACTATAAAGCATTTTATTCTGAATTATACGAAGAATATTCGGATGGTACCACATATCACATGGGTGCCGATGACTATATTATGCGCCGTCAAAATAATGAGCCGGAACCGGGGGACGACGACTTATATGTTCGTAGTGTAAAAATTAGTGATATTTTAGAGCGGTCAGTACCAACCAGTCCAGATAAGTGGGCAACAGCAAAGGCAGCGGCAAAGCGTAAGTTTAAAGTATATCCGTCTGCATATGCTAATCTCTGGGCAGCGAAAAAATATAAGAGTATGGGTGGTGGCTGGAAAAAAGGAAAGAAATGATTAAGTTAATAGACCTTCTTCCAGAAGCGTGGACTAAGAAATATAAAAAGTCAATTAACTGTAGCAATCCAAAAGGTTTCAGTCAACGTGCACATTGTGCCGCTCGTCGTAAGCGTAAGCGCGGTCAACCCACTAAATCAAAACCAGTATGACACGATTCGCTGATTTATTAGTAGAAGTATCTATCGATTTGGACGAAAAGTATAAGACCAAGGGAAATCTTGGTAAATGGCTTCGTCAAAAATGGGTAGATATTTCACGTAAAGACCCAAAAACTGGTAAACATCCACCGTGCGGCGCATCTGCTGGTAAAAAAGAACGAAAGGGCGGTTCTGCTAAATATCCAAAGTGCCGCCCAGCACGGTCTGCCGCTGCGATGAGCAAAGGTGAAAAGCGGTCAGCAGTTACGAGAAAACGAAAGGCAGGTAATCCCGGTGGTAAACCAAAAATGGTGCCCACATATAAAAAGAAGGAAGAATAGTATGGAAAATTTAAACGAAGCTTGTTGGGATGGATACAAAGCAGTTGGTGGAAAGATGAAAGATGGTAAGATGGTTCCTAACTGCGTTCCTATCAATGAAGATGATATTATCGAAGATTTTTGTCCTCGGTGCTTAGTTAAAGAAATTATCAAAGCTGAACTTAGCCCATTACAAGAAGCAGAGTACCATGGTCGTAAAGTGCCTCTTGGAAAGCCTATGCGCGGTGATGTAAAGAAGTTCAAAGTGTACGTCAAAGACCCAAGCACTGGAAATATTAAGAAAGTAAATTTTGGTGACAAAAAAATGCGAATCAAAAAGTCAAATCCAAAACGCCGCAAGTCATTTAGAGCAAGACACAATTGTGCAAATCCGGGACCACGCACTAAAGCAAGGTACTGGTCATGCAGGAAGTGGTAATATGAAGGTTTCCAGAAGAATATCAGACGCTATATTGAAGAAGATGAAATATACATTTGACCCGATTGAATTTCACAAAGGTATAAATGTAGAAATGGAACATAAAGATGTCACAAATGGGAACGTAATTACAACTGCAAAAATAGCTGCCGCACACTTGACAGAGAACCCAAAATATTATACATTATTACAGAAGTATGTGGAGAAGAAAAAATGACAATTAAAATGAAGAAGTTAATCAAGGAAAGCACAGAAAATCGTGTAAATCTTATGCGTCTAGATGCTATTTTGGAAAACTTTGCTCCAAAATTAACAAAAAAAGAACAAGAAAAACTTGCTGACGTATATGTGGATTTGCAAGAACTAGTAGAAACATTAAATACAACTCCACACACCATTTTCAATAATAAAGATTGGAAATTATTGAATATGATATTGATGGGCAAAGTCGCTCAAATGAAACTTGTTGTTGAAGAAATCGCAGAGGATAATAAAGAAGTCGATTGCTGGCCTTTAATGAAGGCACTCGACTTAATTCTTACTTATTAAGTGAGGGGTTATGGCAGATAGCACTATATTTAATCGCCTACGGAAACTGTTTTCAACGAATACAGTTGTCCGAAATGTAGGGGGTAAAAAACTTAGAGTAGCAGATACAGATAACGTTCAATCTTTCATCAATAGACGAGGGATTGACCGATATCATCGTGTCTACTCCTCAATGACAGGCGGTTACGGTTCGTCAAACGGTAGATATGAATCAGCGGCGGCGTTCCAAGGGTCGCGATTACAATTATTCCGCGATTATGATATGATGGATAATGACCCTATTATTTCATCAGTCATGGATATTTACGCAGACGAATCAACTGTTAAAGATGAGTTCGGTCAAATATTAAGCATTCGCTCTAAAAATGACCAAATACAAGACATTCTCCATAACTTATTTTATGATATTCTCAATGTAGAATTCAATCTCTGGCCTTGGGTCAGAAATATGGCTAAGTATGGAGACTTTTTCTTATTCCTTGATATTGACGAAAAGTACGGGGTTGTCAACGTTATCCCTCTTTCTGTATACGAAACGATTCGTATAGAAGGGTCGGACCCATCTAATCCATTTTCAGTCAAGTTTAAGATTGAAAATGATTTCTTAGCACTTGGTAAGAAAGAATTTGAAAATTATGAAATTGCACATTTCCGACTTCTTTCAGATACTAATTTTCTTCCATACGGAAAGGCTATGATTGAAGGTGGTCGTCGGATTTGGAAACAACTCCAACTAATGGAAGACGCGATGTTAATTCATCGTATTATGCGGGCACCAGACAAACGTAAGGTATTGGTTGATATTGGTAATATCCCACCTGCGGAAATTGATACACACATGCAACGTATCATTGACCGTATGAA